CATTAAAATTAAGAGGATTGTTAAGTGATGAATCAATTATTGATATGTTGCCTGATGATTTAGATAGCACATCAGAACTTGAAAAAGTAGATAAACAAAATGAGGAAAATATACAGAAAAATTTAGAAAATATATGGCTTCATTCAAAAATATAGAAAAGGCACTGAGAATATTAAAGGAATATAGGGGAAGCAATCCTTATATCCTTATGCTGCAGAGAGACATATACGTAAATCAGAACAATGACGCATTAGGCGACTTTCAGGTGGAGTTTATACTTGACAACTACGATAAAGAGCCGAGACCAATCAACAAGATAGTAAAATTGGCAGATTGGTACGCGGAAAAGAAGAAAGAGGATTGGAAATTAGATTTTATACCTAAAAACATAGCCATATTAAGCTATTTGGGTGAAACTACCACAACATATTGTTGTTATGTACAATACAGGAAGAGTGTCCCTCCAACTATGTCATTCCTTTCAAAAAAAGGTGTCGCAGGAAACTTTCTCGTGGATGATTTTCATAATATGCAAATTGATTTTGACAGATACGACCGACTCTCCATGGAGCAGGACTCCAAAAGAAGACTTTTCCCTCATCAGAAAGAAGGCGTGCAGTTCCTTCTGACAAGAAAGAAATGTATTCTCGCAGACAGTATGGGATTGGGCAAGACAAGCACATTGGCAGTTGCCGCCATAGAGGGAAATTTTGATTCCACCGTAATTATTTGCCCTGCATCGCTTAAAACTAATTGGAAAAAAGAGTTGATGTGGTATGTGCCTGAAAAGGATATTACCATTATAGAATCCATTGCACAAAAAACAAAAGGCGAACTTGAGGAATTTTTAGGCTATTCTGTCGGCAAGTCAAACAAAAAGAAGGAAGAGCTCCTTGAAGAGGCTTATTTTCAGGGGAAATGGCAGAATAATCGTTTTGTCATTGTGAATTACGACATTCTTGATGAATTTTACGAGATTCCGAAGAGTTGGGCAAAGAAAGCGGTTGCTGATGCGCATGAAGGAAGCCCGTTGCTGAAATATATCTATAACAAGAAGAGCCTTATTGTGATTGATGAGGCTCACAAATTGTCAAACAGCACCTCCAAACGATATAAAATTATTAAAGATCTTATCAAAAGAGGTAATCCTGAAGATATTTTTCTTGCAACAGGTACTCCCGTAACAAATAATCCACAAAATTTGTTCTGTCTTTTGGCATTAATCAAACACCCGTTGTCAAATGATTGGAATTATTATATGGAACATTACTGCGGAGCAATCAAGATACCCGCAAAAGGGGAAAAGGAAAAATGGACAAATTTATTCCTCAAAAGAGTTGGGAAGGCAACATGGTATGACTTGTCGTCGGATGAAAAGGATAAACTTAAAACATTTATTCGTGATAATGCCAAAATGATAACAATCGCAAAAGATCTGACAAATCTTGACGAACTAAAGGAAATGATTTCCGATGTTTATATGCGACGCATCAAGGAGGATATGGAAGGGATGGTTAAAAAAACAATACATGAAATATATTATGATTTGACACCATCACAACTTATGGAATATGAAACATTGTGGGATGAATATGAAGCGGCTCAAAAAGAAAATAATCCTGAAAAAGTAATCAATAAAGATTTATTGGAAGGCGCAATATATAGAAGATACCTATCAAATGCAATGGTCCCGTATACCGAGAAACTTGTTGATGAAATTATAGCAAAAGGTGAAAAAATAGTTGTTTTTTGCTGTTTTGATGAAGAACTTTATGCATTGAAAGAATATTATGGAGATAAATGTGTTATCTATAATGGAAAAATGAATGCAAAACAAAAAGATGCTGCTGTTGAAAAGTTTATGAATGATAATACCACAATGGTTTTTATTGGCAATCTCATTGCTGCCGGCGTAGGTATTACTCTCACAAGAGCTTCTAATTTGATATTCAACGACTTGTCATACGTTCCCGGTGACAACCAGCAGGGAATTGATAGAATTTGCCGTATTGGGCAAACAAAAGACTGTGATATTTATATTCAGATATTCAGAAAGACGCAATATGAAAATATATGGAATATTGTCATGAAGAAGACACTTGTTATTGATCAAATAATTAAAAAAGAAGACGAGAAATAATTTTAGATATGGAAGACAAAAAATATTTGGCCTATGTGAGACAGATAGGCACCAACGTTCATGGCCAAAATGAATATGAATTTTTTTTCACGG